TTGTTATATCGCTAGTCCTCGATTTTGTAAAGATACAAAATTTATAATCATAAATACCAATTTCATTGTTTATTTCATTTCTTAAAAATAATCTTTCATTTAAAGTATATTGTTTTTGCTCTTTAGATAGTTTTAAGGCTATTTTAGATGCTTTTTTGTATAATTCAATATAAGTATCATTTGAAATTTTTAAGTCTTTTATTTGCCTTAAATTAGAAATAAATTCAAAATACATAATTCCATATTCTTTTATTATTCCTTCTCGAAACAAACCATCTTCATTTTGAAAATGATTTGATTGAGCGGATTGTCTATGAATATTATGCAAATTAAATCTTAACATAGGATTTGAACCTCTTGAAAAAACGTGTCCAGCGTGCATTTGATTTGCTAATTTATTTTTAGCTAAGCAAGGTTGATTAAAATCTATCAATCTAACAATTAAATTTATTTTAGTTTGAAGTTTTTTATTCCAATCAGTAATATTTTCTTTAGCTTTTTTTTCATCAAATCTGTTTTTTTGTACATTACTAATTGATTTTTGCAATATACTTTTACCAATATCTGAATTTAAAAGCCAATCAGAATAACAACCGCACATTTTACCTAAACCATAGATGCGGTTTTCAACATTAGTTAATTTACCGCATCCATAACCAAATGCTTTGCCTTGACCTTTACAGTATTTTTTTTTAATCATCGCAATATTCAATTTCTATTTCATAACCTAAACTCTCTAATACATCAGTTAAAATTAAATCAATATCATTAAAATCACCAGTTGAAACTCTTTCTTCATTTATATAAATATCAGTTCCGCTTGTATAACAACAACCATCTCCACAAGTATGCGACCAACATTTAGTTTTAATTATTAACTTTTTTTCCATTTTAAATTTGATTTAATGTAATTGACTTATAATATTCTACAGCTAAAGGAATTTTAGATAAAAGAAGTTGCTCTTTTTCAATGTCCCTTTTTATTATAAAACTCTTCACTCTTTCCTCCTTTGTGTAGTTTCCGTTGCTAAATACTAAATTTTGCTCTAACTGTTTAAATAACCTTTGCATTGTTGGATTTTCATCATCTAAAATTCCATACTTATTACGCAATTTCCATTTTTCATTTTCTAAAATATGTGCAGGACAGTCAGTTAATACATAATGTAAGTGCGCTTCGTCAGCATCATAAAGATACATATAAGCCCTTAATTGATATTCATACATTAAACTTAAACCAGAATTAATAAAAGTTTCAGGCGACCATGAGCATTTTATATCTTTTATTATTTTTTTCCCATCAATGTAACATATTATGTCCGCTTCTCCTGACAAATAATTATTAGTAATTCTAATTTCATTTTTAGTATAAAAATTGTTTTCTAATTCGCTAACTAATAAAATTCCATAATCTTCATTAAGCAGTCCTTTTTGAACATATTTATTGTCTAATTCTTTATAATAGCCCTTTTCATTAAGCAACCAAATTAAATTAATAGCAGACTTAGCAGTTTCAGACAAAGTTGGTTTTGCTTGTTCTTTTTCTATTAAAGATTTATATTCTAATAATTGGTTGTCAGTTAATGTTTTTCCATTACCATTTAAACGCTGTTTATAACTATTTAAAATTTCTTTTTGCTTTTCTGTTAATGTTATTCCACGTGATTCAGTCATAAGTGCACCAATCATACTGGCACGAAAAATTATAGGTGTTTTTAAATTTCTTTCCATATTTTATTATTTATTATATTTAGTATAGTTGTTTTAGAGACATTATATTTTTCAGCTAATATTCTTGAAGAAAAATTTTCAAAATTTGTTCTTATAAAATAAACATCTTCATTTTTTAATTTTGACATTTTATGATTAACTCCTTTTATGGGTATTTTTAATCCTGTTTTAAAGGCGTGTATCGAATTTTCTCTATTAGTACACCACTCTAAATTTTCTACTCTGTTGTCAGATTTTATGCCATTAATGTGATTAATTTGAGGTTTATTTTCGTAGTTTGGTATAAATGCTAATGCAACTAAACGATGAATTTTTTTTGTTTTTTTAATATTGTTTTTACTTAAACCAATAATATTATACTTTTTTGTGTCATTTTGCGGTTTTAAACAACATCCATTTTTAATTGCAAAATAAATACTTTTAGATTTAACAATCCTGTCTAAAGACCTAACATTTCCATAGTTAGATACTTCATAAAGTCCTTCATAACCATCAATAGTTTTCCAAATTTCTTTTTGATTTTCCATATAATTACCCGACAATTTACAAAGGCTTATCCGTTGTGCCAATATTGGCTTTGAGGCGATGCAAAATGTCGGGATTAAATTTATGTGTGTGAACGAATAAGCATTACAAATATACAAAAAATTATAAAGAATTTAAGTATTTTAAAATATAATCGTAATATTTAGGATTTTTAGCTTCTACTGTTTTTTTAACACTATCAAATTTTTCTGCATCAATTTTATCTTTTTTAGTTTCAAAAATTGCTTCAAGATTAATCCAATCTAATTCTGTTACTTCAATTACTTTGGGTGCTGATTTTTGCGGAACTTCAATATCGTTTGAGTGTTTTAAATCAGTATCATCAATTTTGCCGACTGGAGTTAAGAAACTATAAAGTAAACAATTTTTTAAAGCATAAGTAGTAGCTTTTCCAGCTCCTTTGTCTTGTGCATCAATACCATGACCATAACCTGCTAATTCAATACTTTCTCCGCTTTCGTGTAAAAGCATATATTTTACATTAACTTTTGTAAATACAGATTGTTTTTGTTTTGCACCGTAATTAGTATTTTCTTCCCATCTATCAATTTGTGTAGTTTCTTGAATATCAATAGGCAAAATACATAAACCATTTTTTTGTAAAGCATTATTAAAAACTTCTTTTACATCTTGGTCTTTTGTACCATCATAAGAGCCTTGACCTGTACCAACTTTGGAATTTTTTTCCATTCCTTTAACTTCTGCCATTACTTGTATAATAGCTTTTGCAATATTTTTCATAATTTTTATTTTTAGTTATTTTTGTATTCTAAATACTTCTAAATCTAAATTCCATTTTTTTTGTAGAAATTCTTTTTGCTTTTTTGGTACTGACATTGGTAGAGTTACCGATACATCGTCTAGGAAGGCGTGAGGACGACCGCCTTTATTCTTTTCCTGGTTTTCGTTTGTTTCTTTTTTCATAGTTTAAGTAGTTGTTAAATATTCTTGTATTGCGTTTTCTATTGCATCATTAATATTATTATAAGCAATTAAATTTTCTATATCTTCTCTTTCGGTTATTGTGCCAAAAGCAAATTTATATTCAGTTGTAAATGATAAAATTGTAAAGTGTCCGCCAAAATCTTTTTTAGATATAAAATCTATAATTGACTGATTTTTTTTAGTAATTTTAAATGTTTTTTTCATAGTTTAATTTGTTTTTACAAATATAGTTAATTATTATTTATTATAGCAATTTTATTAAAAACTTTAGTGACAAATAAACAAATCTGTTAAGTTTTCTATATCTAAAATTTTATCAGTTGTCATCGATAACAACAACATCGCTTCGTCAATTTGTAATTCAATCCAGTAGTGTTTTCTTTTTAAAGTATTCAAACAACTTTTTGCTGAACTTTCATATTTAGTCAAATTATTTTCAATTTTTTCTAAATTTTCTTTTTTTAATTTTTCAAATAATGTTTTCATAATTTTTTAGTTTTTATTTTACAATTTTTTTCCAATTTTATCTTCGAGTAATTTTTGTAATTTTTCTTTACAGTTAGGCATTAATTTATTTTTTGAATTATATAAATCATGTACGTTAATTGCGAAAAGTATAAAATCACATTCGCCATATTCAGGCGGATCAAAATAACTTCCATAAGAAGGTTTTTGATATACTTCAACTTCAACCTCAAAATCTACAACAGCTATACAATTATAATCATCGTCGTAAATTTCTAAATCTTTACATTCTAAAGTATTTCCAAACCAAGTAAAATTATCATTACAATAATCGTTTATTCTTTCAAGTATTAAATTTTCCATTTTTTTTAAATTAAAGTTGTTAATATAAGTAGTGTAAAAAATAAAATTGCTATTCCAACAGCAACTTTTGTAGCTCTATTTAATACAAAGTCTAATTCTTTTTTTTCTTGTTTACTTAGTTTCATTTTAGTTAGTTTTTAGGTTCAAAAATTATTTCCTTATAATCATTATTAAAAAATATTTGTCGTTCATTAGGTAAGCTAAAAATGTGGTTAAATTGCATTTTTATTTCCTGGCTTCTATTTTTAAAACTACTTTCTAAATTTTCAGGAGTTTCAAAATCTAAATTTTCAAAATCTAAATTGGCTACATTTAAACCATTTTTTACACAAAATTTATAGAATTTTTTTAAATTTTTTATTTTAGTATTATTCATTTTTTTTATAGTTTTAGTTACTTGCTTTTGTTAGATTTTTTTGATTAGTAGATATAGTAAACCCAAGAGAAATAAGATAATTTTTTTAAAAAAATCTTAAATCCAATGGGTACTATTTTTATCTTGCTTCCGTTGAGTTTCTTCGACCGAATAGATAATGAATTTTATTTAAGTTAATTCATTTCGTACATTTTAAACGCTTAAACGTTTGCTCAACCATTGTACTTTAGTTTGGTTCTTACTTTCGAGCTACCCGAACTTTCGTTCATTTTTTAGTAAGTTTAAAGATTTTCCGAAAACGTGATTTCAGACAAAAACAGAAAACCCTAAATCAAAGGGCTAGACGTTCTTTGTTTAGGGTGTTATTTTCTGTTTAAATCAAAACGGCATCCTATATCAAAATAGGTGTCTAGCCATTTTGAATATTGCAAATATATAAATTTTCTTTTAATACAAACTTTTTTTAATTAATTTTTGTAATATATTTTTTTTTAAAGTTTAAAATGTTTTCAGTTCCCCAATTTACAGCTTTGTTTTTAGCATCAATTCCTGTAAAAATTAATACCTGAATCGAGTTACTAGAATTTTCAAAATAAGTTATTTTATACATTTTATAATTTTTTTAAATTAATTAATTTCAAAATCAAAAGTTTCTGTATCTAATCCAAAATCAAAAGTTAATCCGAAAGGTAAAAATTTTTCTTGCCAGTTTAACAAATCTTTATAATTAAAACCGTTTTCGCCATCGGTTTGAAACCTTTGCCAAAGGTTAAAAAAATCTTTGTTTTTTATTTCGTTTTCAAATTCTTGAATATTGCTAAAATCGTCGTTAAGTTTCATTTTTTTTAGTTTATAAGTTAGTAGTAATTTTTTCAAAATCTTTTATTGAGTGAATTCCGTTAATAGTATCTTTCCAATATTCAATTTTATTTTTATGTTTATAAATAAATTTTAAAAATCTATTTATTTGTGAGCTATTGGCACAAAAAACGTTAAATTTTCGCCCATCGTAAAATTTTATTTCAAATAATGTAGTTTGCATTTTTTTAGTTTTTATTTGTTAAAAAATTGGTAAGTTAGTCCGTTTGCTTCCCCTGTATAGTTTGAAATTACTTTTTTTGGATTTTTTAAAAGCACTGAAATATAAGTGCTATTTATTATTTTCAGTTCGTAATATCCTCTAATTATTAAATTAATTTCTTTTATTCCGTTTGCTTCACTTTTATAAATTGTATCGGGTAAAGTATGGTTTTCGTCAATTAAGATTAATTTACCGTCGCCTTCCCAAGTTAAAACGCATTTTTCCGTTGGATATAATTCGGGTGCTGTTTGCTTTTCAATTTCGGGCGTTGAGCAACTAAAAAGCATTGATAAAAGTATAAATACTAAAAATGTATATAAATAAAACATTCCTACACTCGCGCCTCTTTTACTATTATTAAATTCTGATTTCATTTTTTTATAGTTTAATTAGTTAGTTTATTTATTATTTTTTGAGTTTCTGTATTTATTTTATTCTCATAAAATTTTATCAATTCAAAATCATTCGGGTTATTTTCTTTTTTTAAGTTGCTTAATATTTTTTTTAAGTCGCCTAAAGTGCTGCATTTATTATTCATTTTTTCTAATTTTTAAGTTTAAAAGTAAATTTTAATTATGACTACATGATGTCCCAAGTAAAAAAAGAATATAAAGATACTTTTAACCGAATAATGATAGTAACTAAAATAAATTAGAAAAATGCAAAAATTAACTTTTATATATTACTTTAATCACTCAAAATTTGGTTTTAATAATGAGATAACAATT